CTGCGATGAGGCAGAACGGGCGGCCGAGCGCGGCGCGGCTGGCGATCCGCTGCGAGCCGGACCGGCCACAACCTCCGGAGGAATTTTCCGAGGCCGAGGCGCGCGAGTGGGTGACCATCGTCGAGGCCTATCCGGCGGACTGGTTTCTCGCCGGCAACCTGCCGATTTTGCGGCAGTATTGCCGCCACATCGTGCGAGCCGGGGATATCGGGCAATGGGCGCACGCGGCGACCACGCAGGAGGAACGCGACCATTGGCTCGCCGAGGAACGCCGGCAGAGCGACCTTATCCATAAACTGGCGCGTTCAATGCGCCTCACGCAGGCGGGCATCCGTGCAAAATACTACGCCGCACCAACCAAGCTCACACCAACCGCTCGCCCGTGGGACAGCGACAACATCGGGTCGGCATAGTCGCGGCAATCAGGCGATCGACTGGATCCAGCGGTATTGCCGCATTCCGGAAGGCAAGGACGTCGGCAAGCCGGTGATCCTGCGGGTGTGGCAGCAGAACGAAATCCGCAAGATTTACGACAACGAGGCCGGCACGCGGCGGGCGATCGTGTCGTTCGGGCGCAAGAATGCCAAGACCACGCTGGCGGCGTTCCTGTTGCTGCTGCATCTGTGCGGACCGCGGGCGAAACCGAATTCACAGCTTTACTCGGCGGCGCAATCGCGCGAGCAGGCCGGTATCATTTTCTCGCTGGCGGCAAAGATCATCCGCATGTCGCCGGACCTGCTGGCCACCGTGCAGATTCGGGACACGGCAAAGCAACTGCTGTGCCCGGAGCTCGGCACGGTGTACCGGGCGCTCGCCGCCGAGGCCTCGACCGCCTACGGGCTGTCGCCGGCGTTCCTGGTGCACGACGAGCTCGGCCTCGAGCGCGGCAACCGCTCGCAACTTTACGAGGCGCTCGAGACCGCGACCGGCGCGCAGGAGGATCCGCTCTCGGTGATCATCTCGACGCAGGCGCCGACCGACAGCGACCTGCTCTCGATGCTCATCGACGATGCCGCCGCCGGCAACGATCCGCGGGTGACGCTGTCGCTGTACACGGCGCCGGTCGGCCTCGATCCTTTTGCGGCCGAGACGATCAAGCTGGCCAATCCGGCATTCGGCGATTTCCTCAACGCGCGGGAAGTCATGGCGATGGCCGAGGACGCCAAGCGCATGCCGGCGCGCGAGGCGGAATTCCGAAATTTGATCCTCAATCAGCGGGTCGAGGCCTCCTCGCCATTCATCTCGCGCAACGTCTGGTCGGCCTGCGGCAAGCCGGTGAAACCGTTCGGGAACGTGCCGGTATACGGCGGCCTCGATCTGTCTGAGACGCGCGATCTCACCGCCTTCGTACTCATCGGCAAGGTCGACAACGTGTGGCAGGTGCATCCGACATTCTGGCTGCCGGGAGATGGCCTGCGCGAAAAGGCGCGCACCGATCGGGTGCCGTGGGATCTCTGGCGCGAGCAGGGTTTCTTGAATGTGGCGCCCGGCAAGTCGGTCGACTACGAATTCGTTGCCGAGTATGTCCGCGGCTGTTTCGAGAAATACAACATCCACAAGATCGCTTTCGATCGCTGGAATTTCCGCCATCTGCGGCCGTGGCTCGGCAAAGCCGGGTTTACCGACGCGCAGATCGAGGCGACGTTCATGGAGTTCGGCCAGGGATATGTATCGATGTCGCCGGCGCTGCGCGACCTCGAGGCCGAGCTCATCAATGAGCGCATGGCGCACGGCGACCATCCGGTGCTGTCGATGTGCGCGGCCAATGCCGTCGTCGACAAGGACGCCAAGGGCAACCGCTGCTTGAACCGGAAGAAATCGCCGGCACGCATCGACGGCATGATCGCGTTGACGATGGCATTAGGTGCGGCGCCGAGCCTGGTCGAGCAGCCGGCGCCGACCTACGGAATGTATTTCGTGGGCTGAAAGCTTTCTCGTTTCAACGTCGAAACCCTTTCCGAAAACCTTTCTCGAAAGGTCACGGTGAAATCATGCCGACACCACATCCGCAGACCGAAAGCAAGGACGAATGGATGGACCGTTGCATTCCGGCCGTGATCGATGACGGCGCCGCCGCCGATACCGAGCAGGCCGTCGCCATGTGCTCGAGCATGTGGGAGGATTCGGCCAAGTCGGCTATCGCGGTCGATCGCGCCTATGCCTTGATAAATATCAAATCGGTTGCCGACGAGCAGCGCACCATCACCGGCACCGCCACCACGCCGGAACCGGACCGCCTCGGCGATATCGTCGAGCCGCTCGGTGTGAGTTTCAAGAACCCATTGCCGCTCCTGTGGCAGCATCGCGCCGCCGAGCCGGTCGGCACCGCCACGTTCGCGAAACCGACGAAAGACGGCATCAGCTTCACCGCCCGGCTGGCCAAGGTCGACGAGCCGGGCCGGTTAAAAGACCGCATCGACGAGGCCTGGCAGTCGATCAAGGCCGGGCTGGTGCGCGGCGTCTCGATCGGCTTTCGCGCCCGCGAAACTTCCATGATGAAAGACGGCGGCATCCGGTTCATCAAGTCAGAGGTCTTGGAGTTGAGCCTCGTCACCGTGCCGGCCAACGCCTCGACGACCATCGCCACCATCCGTTCTCTCGCTGCCGCGCCGACCGCGCCAGGTCACAAGGCAAACGGCAACGCTCACTCGCCCGGCGTCACGGGATCAAGCAAACCACGCACGCCGAAAGGGGCGAAAGCAATGACCATCCTCGAACAGATCGAGGCGTTCGAAAAGCAGCGTAAAAGCAAGTTCGAACGCATGAACGACATGATGCAGAAAGCGGCAGACGCCGGCGAGACGCTGGCGCCGGAAGCCAACGACGAATACGATGGCCTCGAGCGTGAGCTCGGCGGCATCGATGCACACTTGAAGCGGCTGCGCGAGCTCGAAGCCCGCAACGTCGCGCAGGCAACGCCGCTCGACAACGTCACCACGATCGCGCGCGCAAGCGAAGCCCGCTCGAGCTATCCGGTGATCCGCGTCAAGGCCAACGTGCCGCCCGGCACCGCCTTCGTGCGGCGGCTGATCGCCGAGACTCGCAACGTCATGGGATGGGACCGGCGGCATCCGGCCGACATCGCCAAGGCCGAGCCGGCTTGGCACAACACGCCCGAGGTCGAGATGTATCTGCGCGCCGCAGTCGACGCCGGGACAACGACGCATGCAACCTGGGCGGCACCGCTGGTCGAGCCGACCAATCTGACATCGGAGTTCGCCGAGATGCTGCGCATGGCCAGCATCATCGGCCGCATTCCCGGTATCAGGCGGGTCCCGTTCAATATCAAGGTGCCAAGGCAGACGGGCAGCTCGACCGTCAACTGGATCGGCGAGACCCGCGTCAAGCCGGTGTCGGCGCTCGTCTTCGATCAGATCACGCTGACACACACAAAAGTCGCGGGGATCGTCATAATCAGCGAAGAGCTCCTGCGCTTCAGCAACCCGGCAGCCGAGGAAATCATCCGCAACGATCTGCGTGACAAGATCACTGAACTTGTCGATCATGATTTTCTCGATCCGACGCTGGCGGAGCAGACCGGCGTGCGCCCGGCCTCGATCACCAACGGCGTCACCCCCATCAACGCCAGCGGCACCAATGCCGATGCGCTCCGTGCCGATCTCGGCGATCTGCTGGCCGAGTTCCTCGGGGACAACATGGATCTCGGATCGCTCGTGCTGGTGATGAAGCAGGATCAGGCGATGCGTATCTCGCTCATGGTCAACACGCTCGGCACGCCGGAGTTCCCCGGCATGACGCGCGACGGCGGCACGCTGGTCGGCATCCCGGTGATCGCCAGCCAGAACATCGTCGACAGCGGCGGCTCGCCGACCGACGGATCGCTCATCGTCGCCATCAACGCCCGCGACATCCTGCTCGCCGACGACGGCGCCGTGACCGTCGATGCCAGCCGTGAAGCCTCGGTGCAAATGGACAGTTCACCGGACAGCCCGTCGACCGGTTCCACAAATCTCGTCAGTTTGTGGCAGCACAATCTAGTCGGGCTGCGTGCCGAGCGGATGATCAACTTCAAAAAGCGCAGAAGTACCGCGGTGAATTATATTCAATTCGCGAAATACGAGTAATCACGCGAACTCGATCTCGCGCACGGTCAACTTGCCGTCGGCGGCCAACCGCAACAGTTTTGCGGCCGCCGGCGGCACGCCGATCTCGCCGGCAATCCAGCGGCGCACCGTGCGGCCGTCATAACCGAGCATCCGGGCCGCCGCGAGTTGCGACAGTCCGAGCTCGGAAATGGCGCGGCGGAATTGCAGGGGGGTCATTGCGTTTTTCGCCCCTCGATTTCCGGGAATGGTTCATATATCGCAGATTGGCAGACTGG